CAGCGGCCTCGTTTGGCCGCCGGTAGCTTACCCCGGTTGACCTGCCCCAGCGCCTTGGTACCCAGTTTCTTCACCGCTGATTTTCTAATCACATACTCACCGCGCTGCGCCGGGATCAAACCATCATCCTTGCCAATGCGCGGGCCTGAAGTACGCTTAATGGCGCCACCGCGCCGGTAGCTGGGCATGCGCTCACCCGGACCGACATAGCCGTAGTCGTTCGGATCCTCGCCGACCGGCGGCGGACTACGCGACGGCGTATTCGGATCGCTGGGTTTCTTCTTCTCCCCCGCCTTGTTGACCGCCGTGCCCAGCTGGCTGCCCGCCGCGAACCCCGACGAGATGCTACGGCCCAGGCTGTCGGTGCTCAGCGTCGGGCCGCTGTACTGGCCGCTGGCCATGTCGATCTGGCCGCCAATGTCGTAGCCGCGCATACGACGTGGTTTCGGCTTGGGTTTAGCGGCCACGTTTGGCAACCTTCTTCACCTTGCCCCCCTTGCGGAACCCAGGCAGGCCGCCGCCCGGCATCGGCGCGCCCATGCCAGCACCCGGCGCAGGCGGCGGCAGAGGGGTGCTGGGCTGGGCCGAGGCGCTGGCGGCGCCCGGAGAGCCCGACATTATGCCAAGCCCGCCACCGCGCCCTGGAGGGCCCTTGCGTGGGGGTGCCTTGCCCGCCGGACCCTTCTTAGCAAATGCAGGCGGTTTCATTTTTTGCCGAACCTTCCAGCCTTCTGGCCTTTGGCGTCCTCGCGCTTGTCGCGGGACGTGCGTTCATAGGCGCGCAGGCCGACGCCGAGTTTCTTGGCGCCCTTCTTGTCCTGCGCGATATCCTTGGGCGAACCTTCGAACTTACGTTGCGCCATTGTCCAATGTCCTCTACCTAGGCTGCGAGGGTCCGGACTTTTCCCTGCATACGCGGGGATGAACCGGTGCTTGACAGTATCGCCATCACCGATTTGTACTGTTCCCCGCGCTGCGGGGTGAACCGGACCCTCGTTTCACATTAGCCACGGACTGCATAAAGTTCGGTTATCGCTATTCCATCCAAAACTTTCGCACCATACACCTGCAATCCACGCAGCAATGTCGAGAACGAACGCTCGCTGCGCATCTGTTCCAACTTCGTGATTTGCGACGCGAACGTCAGCCCATGCGGGTGGCCGGCGAAGATGCGGAACGCGTTGGCGGCGCCCTCGACCGCCGTCGGAAGGAGATTAGACGAGTAGAGAGTGAACCGGTCGATCATCCCCAAGCGTCCATTGCGCACCAGCGACACGCCGTCACCCGAGATGCTGGCGTTGCGCAGATCAGACTTCTTGATCAGCGCCGCCACCCATGGCGGGATCACCAGCCAGCGACCCGTTTCCGGGATGTTCTGCTCGTCGAGTACGGTTCCCAGATCGACGATGCTGTCCAGCGCATTCAACGGTGTCAGCGCGACCGGCGCGCCGGCAGCGCCCAGGTTGATGTTGGTGGAGATCTTGCCCGCCGTGGCACCCTTGTTGGCGGCCACGATACCGGCATCGATCAGCGTCAGCACGGCGGTGTCAATGACGATCTTCATCTGCTCGCTGGCATCGTCCGACCACATCGACAGCAGGTTGATGTCGGCCTGGATCTCCATGATGTCGTCAAGTGCCTCGTTGAAGTACTTGGCGTAGTCGATGGTGAAGTCGACAATGTTGGACGAGGGCCGCTCGACCAGCAGGTCCTGGTTGACCTGATAGTCCCGGATCGTGATGGTCGGCTTGGTGCGGATGTGCACCACGTCGCCCTGGTTCTTGATCTCGCCCTCGTAGTCGGTGTTGGCGATCGCGGCCAATACCGTGGCGGAATAGAACTTCTCGATCAGCTTGCCTGACCAGATCTCCGGGATGAACGTGCCGTGGTAAGCAGGTGTTTGATTGGCTCCGACCCATGGGGTCGTGGCAATGGTAATGGCCATCTGAGGCCGCTCCTTTCACGCATGTTGATCATGACTGACGGAAGCGTCCTTCGGCTGGAGCGTTGATGATATCCTGTTCGATGCGTGCGGCTTCCGCCTCACGCCCGGTCCATTGACCACGCTGCTTCTGCCGGTAGAACGCCGAGACATCGGCCGCCGTCCAGATGCGTCGCTCAGGAGCGCCAGGCGCCGGTGAAGAGACCGATCGTCCCCTCCCAGGCACTGCCAGGTCCGCGAGGGGCAGGCGATCCGCAGGATTTTCACCTGTCTGGTTCGGCTGTGTCCCCGGCGTCGGGCTCACCATGGTCTGCTCGTTCTTGTACGCTTGGAAAAAGGCGATAGTACGCGAGGCATCCCCCGCGTTGTAGGCTTCATCGATCATCTGCTTGCGCTTCCGACCGCTGAACATATCCATCTGGTCCAACCAGAGGATGAAGTTGGGATCGACATTGACCGTCTCCCAATCCGGTACCGCACGCGACAGCGCGTTGTTCACGTTGTTCTGCGCGGTGTAATTCTGCAGCTGCATGTTGCCGCCCTCGACGGCAAGCAACCGGCGTTCGAATTCCTGGATGATCGGCGCCACGCTGGTGGTCGCCCAACGCTGCGATGCGCTGATCAGGTCCTGGCCGTAAGCTTCCACGTCCTCGGCGGGTATCTCGCGCACGGCGGGAACCTGCGGGCGCGGTTGCGGCGCGGGCGTTTCGAACGTCTGCTCGCGGGTGCGCGGTTGCTGAATGTTCGCCAGTATCTCTTGTAACGACCTGATCTGACCGCGCAGTTCCGGCAGCTCGGTGTTATATTTTCCTTGCAGGGTATTATACCGCTGCTCCCAGTCGGCTGGAGACGGACCGGGAGCAGCGGCCGGCGCAGGCTGCCTGTCCTGCTCCGGCGGCGTCAGCTCGAACTGAGGTTCGTCCTGACGCGGCTCGTTTACGTCGGGAGTAACATCCTCGCCGTTCGCCGGCGGCACGTTCGCCACACCCGCTTCGCGCGCGAGCTCATCCGCGCGCTGCGACGCGCGACGCACCGCATCGGGTATGTGCGGCGCATACTGATCGTTGTTGGTGACGGTATCACTCGGCATAAGCAGCTGCCTTTGAATTCCTCGGTGCCGGCGGCTTCACCTGGCTGATCGGCACGCCGGTGTAAGCCGACTGCATCGCTTCCCAGAGATCATACATGCCCCTAGCATACGCGGTGGCGTCCATGCGCATCTCGGGCGGCGACCCCATGGCGCCGATCATGCGGGCCTGGGCAAGCGTACCCAGCGCCGCCAGCAGGCGCTCGAAATCCTGGTTGTTGCGCAGCTCCTGCGTCGACGTCACCGCCGCCGTGCCCATGTTGATGCTCACTCGGTGTCCCCCGACTTCATCGAGTAGTCGCCCGCCGGGCCCGGCGTGCCCATCTTGCCCGGGCCTAAACCTCCTCGGATGCGGCGCATCTGACCCGAACCTCCCCGGATCATCTTGAGCGGGCTGGCACCCGAGATCCCACCGGCGGATTTGCCGTACTGGCCCATCGAGCGTGACAGGGTGTCACCCTTGGTGATGGTGGATTTCATCCCGGCGTGCGGCGAGTGCAGGTTCTGCTGGGTGGAATTCTTGCCCATCGACGGCTGCTTGACGCCGCCGGGCGCGCTAAACGGCGTGGCAGCGGGGCCGGCGCCCGCGCCACCACCGCCAAACAGCATGCCGCCGACGCCGGGACCTATGGCCATCTCCACTTACCTCCGATGGCGATATCAGACGCCACAGATGCCGTAAGTGCTGGCCGGCTTCTTCTCCGGGTTCCAGTCGGTGGAGCGGATGCTCTTGCCCTTGGGATAGTGGCGCGAGCTGCCGGTAGGTCCGGAATTCTCGCCACCCGATCCGCCGGCCGACGCCTTCATCGACGATGCGCTACCGGTGGCGCTTTCCACTTTGTTGCCGCTGTCAGCCATTTTGAACTCCTTTGCTTGGTGCGAACGAATTTACCGGTTGCGCGAAGTCGGCGTGGCGCGCCGGTGTCGGGGTCGGCGCCTGCTTGCCCTGGGCGGCCGATCCGGGGTTCGGACCACCCGGACCGGCCTGTCCGCCTGGAGCAGCTCCACCCGCGCCCGGCGGAACCTGTCGGTGGCCCTGGATCGGCCCGGCGGCACCCGGTCCCGGATCGACGCCCTGGCCCTGCGCGTGCGCCACCAGCGCCTGCCCGGCCGCCTGCAGGCGTTTTTGCGCGTCGATCTGCGACTGCAAGGTCTGGTCGTCGGGCACCACGTCGTCGGGCAGCCCGAGATCCTTGGCGATGGCGCGGAGTACCCGTGCGCGACCAATTTCTCCGATAATTGGCGCGTCGATCGGGTTGGCGGTGATCTGCAGGAACTGTAATTGTTTCTGCCGCTCGGTGTCGCGCTGCGCCTGCACCTCGGAACCCTTGACCCGGATCTGCTCCTCGCCGGTGAGTATCCCCGAGGTGTCGGTCAGCATGATCATGTCGTAGAGCCCCTCAAGCACCGGCTCCATTACGTCTGTATCTACGTTCGCCGCTACGGTTTGTAAAACTTTGGCGGCATTGTTCATGAGCATGCTCAGGCCCGACGCGGTGCGCCCGGCGCCACCTGATAAACTCTCACCCGTGAGATACCTGGGTATGGCGGATTGCTCGTCCGCCATGGTGTTCATGTTCTGGATGACCAGGAGAAGCTCCTGGACGTTGGACTGCGGCTGGAAAAAACTCACCGGGTCGCGTTGATTACCGAGGGGATCACCCTGTACGTGCCAGCGTTTCCACGGATATAACTCATCACCCGACTCGGTCGGTGAAACCATCTCGTCGTTGATGATCACCTGAGGGCCGGAACTGATGGATAGGTTGTTGACGAGCGCGCGATACGCGGCGTTGGCGACTTCCTGGATGTCCTCCAGGATATCAGGCAGCGCGTGGCCAGCCACGGTACCGGGCACCTTCTCGAAACTCGTGAGATAATACGGGTGGCGCTGGCGCGGACTGGGGTTGATCATGGTCTTCAGCGTGTGCCGCCCGACCACCCAGGACTGGATCATGTACTCCCGATCCGCGTCGGGGATCAGCTTCGGATTGACCCCC